ACAAAGTATTGGGAAAATCCATTAATATTATTGATAGCACTGAAAAGATTAGACCCTGTTATAGCAGAAGGTCCCAAAGTAGAAGCTATATTTTTTGCCGATATTATATGGCTGTTTATTAATAGATCCGTATCTTTATATTGAGTTCCACTTAAAGATAAATCATCCTCTAGATAGACATCAGGAGTAATAATTTCAACAGCATCTACAAAGCTTCTCTTATAATAATTTCTTGCCATTTATATAAATTCTATGTTTACAGTTAAGTTATTTAACTGAATTACCTCATTAAACGATGCTGTAATTGATTCCGTAATATTATCAACTGTAGAATAGCGAACTTCTACTATATCATAGATGGATCTAGCAAGGTCTTGAGGGAGAAAAGTGTCCCCAAATCCTAAATTAGTGTAAGAAAAATAATTGGTTACCTTTGACGCTGCTGATATTTTTAACTTTTCTTCTAAATCTCTATACGCCTCATCGCAATAAAGAGTAATCACTAAATCTAGGGTCCTAATTAAACCATCTACAACATTAATCTCATCTGTAAGCATTTTATAGGTTTGTATAGCGTTTAAAAGATTAACCTTGTACTCCACCGTTGCTCGCTGTAGCTGTGAAGATGTTGCTTTTTGTAAAACATACAGATCAATAATATTTGCAGAAGAAAAGGCTTGTCTAGTTACTGCTGTTCCTATACATTGCCCACCTGTAGGGCTTGAATACCTGGAAACATAAGCTCTAAAATCTTCTAAAGTAACAAGTCTGTCTTGCTGCTTAAACACTAAAGGCCCATACCTTTTAGCACTGGCGATTGTTTCTGCATCTAAGCCTCCTGTCGCTATACTGTTATTGCTTATATTTCCAGTTTTGCCTGTACTAACCGTAACGGGGGCGTTAATAGCCGCTCCCAAAATATTACCACGCAATCCACCACCTACTCTATACAAGATTCGGTAAGAGGAGCTATTAGGAGGAGATGCTCCTACTACTCCATCCCCAAATCTAATGGTAGCATTATACAAATCATCATACAAAACATCAAATATCTTATCGGAAGGACCTGAAGCAGATAATACATTTTCAACTTGGGTATAAGGACCCCCTAAATCCCCACTGTCATTAACGTATATTTGAACACTCTGCTCGATGACGGGACTTTCGCCTAAGGAAATAGTTTTAAATACTTCAGTACTGTTAAAAATGCCCGTCTCCTCTACTAATGTTCCTTCTAATAAGGCTAAGTTCGTCCATTCTACTCCACCCTCATCAGTGGAGTCTGCTTCAGCAAAATCTAGCTGCGTACTATTCGATGTCATACCTACGACTTTTCCACCTAATGTTTTATATAAAGTAAATTGGAGAGAACCTCCATCAAAAGGAGAGGTTATAATAAAAGATCTATCTTCAGATGCAATACTAAATGGACTGCTCTCAGCGTCATTTAATGTTAGGGTCCCCGTGGATGCTGCAGATGTTGGGCCTTTTAAGTTAATACCAATTAACTGTAATAGTTTCTTTACATTCTTTCTGTTTTTTGCGGTACTAATAAAATTTTCATTAGCTAAAGCATCTGCTTTAAAGGAGAGTACTGCACCCATGTAAGCTACTAATTCAGTAAACATTACCCCAAAATCAGACTCTGAAAAATTTTGATAATCTTCAGGATATACCGCTCGCATATAGGCTATTAGGGAATCCCTTAAAGTTCCGAAATCTGTTGCGGCATAATCAATTAACTCCTTTTTATTGCTATATGAGTCTGCAGACTGAATTAATTTTTGATAATCCGAGCCAGCAGTAGTAAAAGGAACTCTTGTTGGGCTGTCATAGTTTTTTGTCATAGTTCAATCTCCAAAATAGAAGTATTCACAGAGTTTTTCTCAGAAACAAGTAAGAAAATCTTAATGCTATTAAGTCCCAATCCAGATATAGTGTCTCCTTCTTGTACTTCTAGTTTTCTAATAGATATTTTTTTTAAATATCTACCAACACCCACATAAATCTCTTCCCGAATAGCGGATACCAAATCAGGAGTGATAGGTTCAAAGAGGTATTTTCTCAAAGATAATCCATAGTTAGGCAGCATCACTCGCTCGCCGCGCTCTGTTTTGATAAATTGACGTAGTTCGCTTTTCAATAGGCTGAGACCGCTAGTTTTGCGAAACAATCCATTCTCTGTGCTGTCTTTAGAAGCTAATGGGTATCTTACCCCAATAACTCCTGTATTGGCTTGGGCGCTAATAATAGCCGCCTTATTCGAATTATCGGGTAATCTGCCGTAGATAGTTTTTGTCATGTTATGATGTTTTTATAGAACCCTTTTTGTGCGTTAAAGTTATTAAGAACTTCTTTAGTAGATAGGGGTTTTGAATAGAACTTAACGCTTCCTACATGTCCCCCTAAGCCGCTTGACCAGCCATGGTGTTTACCCATAAAGCCTCCTGTAGTATTAAGACTATCAAAAGGCAAGCCATCTGTCCACCCACCCCCAAGTACCCAAGGGGTGAATCCTGCTGCGTCAATGTAAGGACCGTTATCAAAAACGTGAACCCCATCAGCCTGATTAGTAGTTCCAGATGCATAGTAGAAGCTACTAGAGTCCGAATTGGCAGGGGAAGCAAAAGTTGGTAGTGATGGAGGTTTATGTTTTTCAACACCAAAAACATAACCCAAACTTGACGTTGCCATTAGCTGTGAATCTAAATAAACTCGACATTCATCAGCAGACGTATCGAACGATACCGATAAATGCATAAACTGGCCTGATAAATCTAAAAATCTTTTCCCCCCTACGGTGGTTTTATCATCAATAACCATCTTAGAAAAACCAGATGAGATACACTCCCCTTTGTGTGGGGTAAATGTTGCGGAAGATTTATCCAATGCCATGGTAGGGGCAATAAAGAAGCAGCTTGATGCCGTAGTGGCAGACACCTCAATACCTGCGTTTATCCCTGGGTTTGTGTCAGTACCTGGAATTATTAAGCTTGGGGAGTATATTGATGGATCTCGGGTGAATCCCATTAACATACCTCGCACAGTGTCCGTTCCATATGCTGTAAATATAGAGCTAACATCAGTATTTAAGTTGCCCCCCACATTTTCGTTAGCTAATAAAACCTTATAGTAATTATAATCACCCCAACTCGCGTCTTCCACATTTGTACTTATGTAAGGTGAATCTCCAGACTCATAATAATTAGATGATGTCCCATATCCTGGCATATGAAGCCAACAATCAAAAGAGCCTCCACTTAAATTGTATAAAAAGTCTTGATGCTCAGTTGTGCTAGGAATTCTACAAATTGACCTATACCCGTTAATCTTTCTTGTAGTAGAATCCAAACTTACCAACCCACCCAGCTTTGGAACCCCTAAACCAGACACAAATAACTTGGTATCCTTTCCAATCAACTGTGCGTTCTCTCTAATTCCTAAGGTTGCACAGTTTAAACTAAGAAACTCCTCTGAGCTAGGGACCTGACCTGCAGGTTTTAGAAAATTAAATATACTAAATAATTTACTGGATTCAATCTCATCGTTTATTGATATTGTGGGTATAGTTACAGAAGAAACTGACCCGCCATTAACAATAGAACCTTTTCCTATTGTTAGCAAGTTAAAAGGAACAGATAATCTTCCTGCCTGACCGCCAAAACTCTTTACAAATTTAGGTTTAATAGGAAGCACCACTCCTTCTACGGAACCTGTCTCAAAAGTTAACTCTTGCTGCTGGGCAAGGGATATATTTAAATCAACTGAACTAAGGTAGGAGAAATCATTTATAGGAATGTCTCCAGCAGGAAACTGTTCAGTTATTCCAAACTCAGCATACGCTTTATATGCTATTTCTATCTGCTTTTTCCTCTTATTTTGCATCTTATTAAAAGAATCAATAACAGCGAACAAGTTTTGTTTATGGTTAAGCACAATAGCAGAGTCTGGTGAATGCCCACTCTCAAGTAATTCTCCTATTTGTGCGGAGGTATCATATAATAATTTTTGTTTTTGTGTGCCTATTACTTGCAGCATGTGATCCTGATCGTAAAACTCTGTTACTTCCGCACCATTATCAACAGCATTAACATCAAAAACAGTATTTACATACTTGTTGACATAATCCAAAGTTACTATAACGCCCTTACCCCCCAAGTTGGGGTCATAGTCGAGGCCCCAAGCGTCCTCAGTAAGGACTACTCCAATATCTGATGCGGACGGTATATCCTTGCCATTATAATCAAACGATTGGGAATTATAATACAACCCATCTTCTGACAAAATAAAGATACCGTTTTTGGAAACAGGGGGTCCATATATTAATCTAAAGATAGGAGCGTCCTCGGGTGGGTCGCCAGTTGGGAACCAAGTGTGTCTCGCTAATTCACAGGTCCTTTGGGTTGTGTAAGTAGGATCAGAGCAAACCCCAGAACCTAAAGGAACACCTAGCTCGGCTGCTTCTCTTTGCCTTTCGGCTAAAACAGTGCCAATATTAATAAGAGTATTATTAACACGCTCTATGAAATCCTCGGCTTCTGCTACTTCTTGTTGAGCTATTGCTAATTGAGCAGACCTCATATTCTCAGTATATGCTGTGTCTGAGCCTCCAGTCATACCTCCAGTGCCTGTTGATTGCGGAGGTGCAGTACTGTCTAAGAAGTCTTTAAAGTCATCAACGCAACTCTGTATATCTTCCGCTATCGAAATACCTTGATTAACTAAACTTTCTATTTCGCTGGCAAACCCAAACCACTCCGCAGCCTTGTTAACCCAAGACAAATCAATGCCATGTTTACTAGAAGCAGAAAATAGATTTAATCTTCCAGTCGCTGAATCGTAACTAAACAACCCAAAATCTTTGAAAATAGCATTTACTTTGTCAGCAATTGCGGTTCTTGCATTTTTCTGGCCTTCCTGAAGAGAAGCGGCGAGGTTCCCTAGACCCGTGCTGGGAATTAAAGATAGCGCATCCAAAGTAAGTGCAGTTATGCAGCTTGGGATACCGAATTCAGTATCTAGTGCTCCAGCAGGATCAGTAAAAAAGTCTGGGTTAAATATTGCCATATTAGCTTAGGGGTCCGCTTGTATTTCTTCCTTCGTTATAATTCTCATCAAAATTACTGTCCTCAGAAAAGAACTTTTTCGGGGTTCCATCTGTTGCTTCTGCTAAAATCTCAATATTAGTTTTTCTTATTCTCATCTTACCACTAACAGACTCTGTGGGGTTTAAGTTTATTTTATCCCCTTTAATGTTTACGTTTGCTCCATCTATATTTATATCCCCAGAAGATTTTAGATCAATTCCATTACTAGCGTATAGGTGTATTCTATTTTGGCTACGTACTTGGAAAGATGCGGCTTCACCAGTCGTTTGGTCTTTGCCGTAACAATCTATAAAAATACCATTCCCCCCACTTCTAATTAAAATGTCTCCTCGATCTGTGTGAATTTCTATATTTCCAAAGCCAGCCTTTCTTTTATCTACACTACCTGAAACTTTGCTACCACGGGAATTATTCAGTATCTGCATATTATTACCATCTACAATGTCAAGTTTCAGGCCCCCCTCCCAAGCTCGAATATTTCCACCCTGTTTAGCATATAGATTAAACGAAGACGGACCATGGGCTGGATCCTTATCCCCAACATCATCTCTTAGTTCTAATCCAGATTCTTGTCCTGAGCTTTTTAAATTAACCTTAGATGTTTCAGCAGAATCATCTAAGTATAACGCATGACCTTTAGAGCTTTGTAATTTAACCCTTTGGCTGTCCCCTTCTGGGTTCCTTCCCTCTTGTATAACTATCTGTTTTTGGGTTGGAGTCTTTGTACCGTATGTCATGGATTGCCCATTATACTGGTAATCACTAGAATCTGCAGGACTCCTAGGAGCGGGGTCACCCTGCACAGTAGGACTGTCGCTTTGCACAATGTCAAAATCAGGCTTATAAATAGACCCTAAATAAAAGTAATCAGGCGAGAGGGGCATGTCGTTGTCTACAATGCAATATAGTATTTGAACCCCAGACTCTGGAATCTCTACCCTGCCTGAGCGAGATCCTCCTAAATAAGGGGAAACATACCGCACGTTCACACAAGCGTCCGCAGGAACTGGTTTTGTTATATCTACATCTGCGCCATCTGGGACAACACTCATAAAACCTGCTAAATCTGGATCTCTCTTGGTTACTACAGTCCCTCTCATTATGTTCATGTCGTTTTTCTCCCGCTTCTAATCAAATAATCATTTATACGCTCTTTTTGATTTTTGTTTAATTTAGTTACTTGGTAAGAACTCAAAACTCCTTTATCCCTAACAAAGTTTTTCTGTGGGTGATTCCTTTTCTTCCTCTCTATTGGTTGGTTACCCAACATAAATTCGTCTACCTGTCCTGTTTTTATTTTTATATTACTCATTATTAAGTTCCATAATTACGTTTTTCTGCAGCGTGAACTCGGATTCTCCTTTCTCTTTAGTTATTGTATGAGAGAAACCTAGTATTGTTTGCGGACCACTAAAAAAATCATTAACCTCCGCAGTATGGTGGGTGGAGGCATTCGGGTTTATTTTTCTAGTAGACTTTATAATAGTAAGAGCATCTCTTGTTATATCAGCCGCATTACTTAGGTGAAACATGGGTAATGTTTTAATCACACCAATATAGTGGCTATTAAAGTTTTCTAAAAATAACATCATAAAACCTAACACTGAATTAGATCTCCTCTTCCTTATCCTAGTTTTAATACCGCCCACATTCTCTAAATACAATAAAGTGGCGAGGTGATCATATACCTCCTCTGCATCTACAGTCCTGCCAACTCCTGTAGTAAGCGTCAACCCTTTTCCTGTAAAGCCGTGCCTAGCTCGTAACCCATCAAGCACACTCATAACTTCCTCATAAACCTCTTCTCTAGTTCTTTTTCCATCTAAAATTTCAGTAATATTCCCATATCTTTTGGCTACAGTTGCATACACCTCATTTATGGTCCTTAAGAGGTTACTTAACATAAACTTATTAGCGTCGAAAGAGTAACTGAGTATGTTCGCATTATGAGTATTGGCTAGGAAAATAGGAAGATTTAATCTAAAGATATTTTCTAGTGATTCTTCAGAAAACCCCTCAAACCCAAACTCATCAGGAAGAGCGTCAATAAGCTCGTCTGGAGTTCTCGCTAGTCCTGTAAAGTACCCCATATTATTTGCAACAGAGCCTTGAAGAGTACCTGTGTTTGCTAAGGATCGAATATTCCACATTGTTGTAATAAACTTCCTACTTGTTTCATCGTTCGAGTGAAGAAGAAAATCTATATCGCCATATATCAGTGACCAAAATGGATCAGCCAAATCTTGGATGGCCCCTTCTTTGGACTTGAATTGTCCTTTGTAGGGGTCGAATCCTACGCCAAAGCGCAACCCAACTTGCTGTAAAGGCCAATCCTGCGTTGCGGATAGCCAATCAGTGCTCCTCCAAGTCCACGCAGGCCAAGACCGATCCGAAGCAGCATCTGCATAATACTTACCATAAACCAGACTTTGGATCAAGGACTCATCCCCTAGTATAAATAAAGGCTTATCTTTGAAAGCAGGCGCTCTAACCGCTTGCCCCCCAGTCGTCATCGCATATCCCATGAAAGTGCCAGCACCAAATTTGTGCAATATAGGAGCAGAATACGCTATCTCAGAAATAAAATAATGTTTAAGCATAATAGGAGCATTTGCAGCAGAATTTATTTTATCAAAAAGCATTTTAAGGGGCTTCGTCCAATCTTTATTCTCCGTCTCACCCCACACTGATTCATGATCCCAGTCTAATCTTAATATTTTATCTCCTGCTACTTGTGCGGGAGTACCATATTCAGTCCCAATAATATCAAAAGGATTTTCGCATTTTACTACATCAGACTCATGGAAAGCAATGACTGGGCCTGGAACATCCCCAGCTAGGTCCTGCGAGCCGTAGTTGATATTGCTCTCTGTTTGAAAATTAACATATGCGGGATCTAAATCCGAACTACTTTCTTTGCTTATTGTAGTAACCTTCAAACCTATTTGATTAAAAACAGAAATTATAATATTCATGTTGGCCTTAGCTATTAACGGATGGTCCATCGCCTCACGGTCTTTATAGTCAGGTAAATCAAGTTGATCATAAGCTCCGTGTCCCTTGAATAAACTTTTAACGACTTTAGCAATCTGGGCCTCCCTCTCTAAGCCTGCATACTCATCAAATCTAATACCTGGGTATTCATCAGACTCAGAAGCTTGATAGACTTCAGGCTTTTGAAATTCTTGAATGATAGCATTGTTTATCGCACCAGAAAGTAAAGAGTCTAAATTAGGGAGCACTACTAAATTATTTACTATCCCAAGCTTCATTAAATAATTAGATATAAGCTTTACTATACAATCATGGAAGGAAAAGCTCTTTTGATTAAAATTTATAGGCTCATCTACATAAGACTCCCAGAATAGCTCATACATCGAAACCGCGTCGAAGGGGAGAGGTAGGTAAGGGTTCGGCACAGTCCTATACGCCTGAATTGGAATACCCGTATTAGAAAAAAAAGTGGAGTCTTCTTGCGGAATTCCTATTGTTGTAGGGCTCGCAAGTTGCCTAGTTAAGAGATCAGTAGCAAATATATATTCCATCGTCTCAGATCTACCATCATTAGTGTACTTCACATCGCCCAAATAACACTCTATTGGGCCAGCCCAATGAGCTAACTCTGGTCCTATGCCATACATAATATATACTTTGGGTTGAACATGCGTAGCTTGCATCTCTGCAATCAGATCCTCTAGCTCGCGCTTTCTTTTGGTTTGCTTTTCAAGTGATCCCGCTAATAAATCGTCCCAATCTATATCTATAACAGTAGGTTCCCTCGGGTTTTCTTCATGTTCTTTTATGTCCTCTAAAGTCCCCTCAAGAGCTGTTTGAACCTCCTCCAGTTCAGCATAATATTTTTTTATATTTTCAGCATCCTCGGATTTTTTATCCGCAAGAAACCCAAGACTATCTTGTAAAAAATCGAAATAAAGAGTGTTTAAGAAGGATAAGCCAGGATCAAAAGTCTTTATGCTTATAGTCGGGCCCATCCCATCTGCTTTTGGCTTGAACTTATAATCATGTTTTAATTCTATGAAATTATCAAGATCGGAAGAGAATAAAGTGGTATCCTCGCTCCCCTTATAAGCTGTTGCCAAATCTGTTGTAGTCTGTACTTTACTAAGAAACTCTTCTCTTATTAACGGATTAACACTTAATAAGATTTGGTAAGATCCAACACCCTTACTTACTTTAATAGGACTCATAGATCTGGTATACTTATAGGCTTCCCTGGCCCTAACTCTTCAAAAGGATCAGTTATACCATTATACTGCATAATATACCACCAATATCCAGGTGAATTATAGAAAATATTAGAAATAAGGTCTGGGCGGTATGCAACCATTGCTGGTACTTTTCCCCGCTTAGAGTTTCTAGAATGTAAGGTTCTTACGAATAAATCATATTCTGAGCCAACAGATGTGGTAGTATATTTATTTTTGTGTTGCATCTTGATTGATCCAAAAGAGTACCTAGTGTAACTTGTGCTTTGTTTATTTAATGGCATAGCTTAATATCCTTTACTAAACCCCTCCAGGGTCGGTTGTTTTGCGAGATGTTCTACCAATTACTTGCTCCCAGCCAACAAGCTGGTCTCTAGTGATAGGATTACCCGCTTCAAACCCATCAGTTCTAGACTCTCTAACCTCACTCAGGTTTAGAGTAACATTATATTGCCTAGGCATCAAGCTCATAACATCGTAACCTACAGAGTCATCGACACTTATTGAGTATTTCGTAGCAATAGTTGGGATATCCTGATACATAATACCAAAAGACAGTCTTACAATAGGAGGTCCAACGGAAGGGTTTGGTGCATATGTAGATACGCTGCTTCTTATTAAAGTCGCCCAATAAAGCATAAGATTTATAACATCAATGTAGGTTTTGCTGGTGGATTCATCAATACCTGGGAATCCTAACGAGTCACCATACATTTCCTTTAGCTGTTGGCCCCCAAACGCATTAGGATGAAACTTCCCTTCAAGAAAAAATCCAAATTGATTCATAAAGGATTCTCTATAGGCCCCAAAAGTAGTCTTTTTGATTTCTTCCTCAAATAGTGCTTCCGACCCACCATCAATGAAAAAGGATTGTGCTTGCTCTGCTTTTGAAAGCTCCGCAGGCCTATTATTCTCAGGGGATATAGATTGAGAAAGCTGTATCAACAGGGGGAGGGTTATTTTAAAACTAACATCAAACGTCCGTGATTGTGCTCCTGAGTAACCAAACAGTTGTCCTGCCCTTCCTATGGGTTGGTATTGGACTAAAGAAGCAGCTTGGCTCTCTTTAATTGTAGGATTTTGAAAAAATGGGCAGCTTCTGTAAAAACTAGGTCCACCATCAGGGTTTGGGAATACAAACATTAATCTCCCATGCTCTTCTAATTTAGTATCTACCTTGCTATAATTGTCATTGGTTATTTGCATAAATTAATTTACCTCACTGGTATGCTAACTGTCGTTGGGGTAGGTGGTTTACGGGTAGCGTCTCTAGTTTCCTCATTAACCTCGATAAGTCTACCCAACTGCTGAGATGTGATGCCTTCCATTAATGTTCTTTGGAGCAAGCTGTCCTGAATAATTTTAAGAGTTAGTCTTTCAAATCTGGAGGAACCTTTTTCACGCTCCCTCCTCTCACGCTCTTTTTCTATGTTTACAAGCTCGTCTAATTTTTCCTTGGAACTTCTTTGTTCTTTTTCCGACTCTCCAGTAAAGAAGGCTATAGCCTCTAAAGCCAGCAAGATCACGCCTACGGGACCAAGGAATTTGCTTCCTATTCTAAGTAGACCTGAAAAAAACCCTTTTTTAAAGATCTTCGTAAACGATCTAAAAGCAACCACAAACCAGTTACCCCCAGTTCTTCCCGCAATTTTCGAAACTCCAGGAAATGCACGTTTTAGAAGAAGAGCGCCGACAATCGCAGGAATAAGCCTATCCATACCAAGAAAACCACCCGACATGCTATCCATTTTTTTAGAAAAGTTTGCTAAGTGTTTTCCAAAAGAAGCTAATTTTGTTATCGTGCTAGTAAGAGCTTCTTCAAAAGGAAACAAAGCTTCATCAACTGCTACCCTAAGGGAGGTCAGAATTCTATCAGTAGACCCTTTAGCTGTTGCTACAAAATCTAACAAGTTCTGATCTAATTTTTGTGCCATAGCACCCAAGTCACCAACAATAGCCTCTACAGCCTTTTTCGCTCCAATATTTAAATTCTTAAACCCTTGTGTGAATTTGTATGCTCCTGTTGATAGTCTAGAGATAACAGCCCGAAGCTGGTCTCCGCTTTGGATGGCTCCTGAAGTTATAGCTTCTAGGTCTGGTATTGCACCGAGAACTCCTGCTTGAGAGATATCTGAAGTGGCAAGCTTATCAACAAAAGCTCCTATCTGCTCTGACATACCAGGGAAATCAGCACTTAACTCAGCTATAGCATTGGTAACCTCCCCAGTGGTTCCCCCTAGAGCGAAAGTAGTTAGCGAAGCTTTTAACTGATCAAGACCAGCAATTAAGCGGTCTATAGCAACATTCTGAGATATACTGGTGTTAAGCAGTGTAGAAGCTAATTTTTCTGTCTCATCCCTGGATAAAGCCCCCATGGTTATGAGATTTTTCTGAACAGAAATTAACGCGCCCATATCCTGCCCCGTCAAGCGCATTCTAGTAGCTAAATTCATTGAAGTAGCTCCTAATTGATCCAATCCTTGCGCCTGGAACGCAAATAACGCATCTAATCTAGTTGCTAAACCCCCAGGAAGATTTGCTATTTTTTCCGAAGAGTGCTGCATGGTCTCATTGAAAGTTCTATTGAACTTTAATGAGGCATCTTGAATTTCAAAAGCTCTAGTAAACACCTTCCCTAAATACTGAACAAACTTGTTAAGAGGAATAGTAACCACACCACCCATTCTACTAATAAAATGACGGTCCTGGTCTCTTCTAAAGGATTCAGCTTGGGCCCTTATTTGATCATCGAACTTTTGTCGTTCCTTTTTATCAGATTCAAGGGTTTTTTCCCACTTTTTGAACCCGTCTTCACCTAGTTCTACGAATTTGTCTTGTTTTAGCCCTACCTCAATCGCTTCCAGTTGCTTTTCATATGCTTCTTCAACACCTTTGGATCTCGCCATGCCTGCGAACCCTCTCTCCAAGTTTTTGGTGAGTTTAAATGCGGCATCGTAGGATTCCTGAAGTGTTGCCTCCACGCTACCCCTCTCATACTCCTTCTGCAGACTCTGAACAGCCGCTACAACATCATCGCTACCTCCACCTATGCCTCCTCCTCCACCACCAACATCCCCAGTCTTAATGGCATCCTTAATATCTTTCAAAAGCCTTAGTTGCATTTTTGATCGTTTTTTATCTACTTTTGAGCCTTTGTCGAAATTCTTAAGGATACCTTTAAAGGACTTCCCTAAGTTCTCTAGACTCGTAGCGGCTGCATTCAGCTTTTGTGTGGCTGCAGTTAAATCATTTCTGATCTCGTCAAAATCACCCATTTATATTTACCTTATACATTGTTTTCATACCCTTATTAAGGGTAAACGTCCTGAAGTCTGTGGTGGGGAACAGTCGGCGCATACCGCTCTCATCCAACCTGGGGAGCTTTTTCTTCTCTCTTTTTTGATTAACCCTGTTCTGAACTTCATTGTCTTGCTCATTATCATTTGTTAGTGGCTTATATTCCTTCCAAAGAGAATCAATCTCCTGATCTAGCAGTACATCTACTACGGCTGCTAAAGTATTTAGGTCTGTGTCCTCATTAATAACAAAACAAGACATTAGAGTATTTTTGGTATTTTTGTTATTGTATACGCCCCTCTGGCCTCTTGCTGCGATAACTATGGCAAAATAAGTTTTATTATCGCCTTTCAAAGATATGTAATTAAATATAACCAATACCCCAGGGGTAAGCATACTGTAACTTTTATGAACATCTGAAATAAATTGCTCTGCTATATTTTGTCTACGTTTTTTTATAGAGAGGTTTTGCTCATCAGCAGACCTCTGGAGTGCCGTCCATGCCTCATTTACTTTCCCTTCTGATTCTCGTTGATCAAAGTAAGAAGTTACAAGAGTACCAACAGCTTCAATAATATTGAAGTTTTTTCGAATTTTTTGTGTCAGTTTTCCAAACATAAGCGTATTATATAATAATTAATAATGTATAACAATAGTGATATAGAATTTATAGATTTTATTGATTTAATCAATACCACACTAAGTAATGATTTTATAGATAAATGGAGACATAGGTTTAGTGAAAAGTTTGTTAAGCACTTTCAAATAAAAGTATTAAGCTCTTTAACCAAAAGAAAGGTACTCAAAAAAGAAAGCCTATTTAACTACCTAACTAAGAAATGTAAGTATTCTAGCGAACAAGTAGATAACTTCTTTAAGGCAGTAGATATAGATATTTACTACCCATTGATACAAGGAAACAAAAAATAAACAAGTAGTTAGCTTATTTTTTGTTTTTCTCTTTACTTTCTTTAAGTCTGTGTTCGATCAAGGTATGCTCTGTAAACTCTGGGCATAGCGACTTATAGGCACACCAGTTACAGAACTGATTCCTTACTGGACAAAGCTGGGCTTTCTTTGATTTTCGAATCTTCCACACATCCTCAACTACAGACTTAACATGGGCATGTATTTGATTAACTGTGTAGTTTACACTCACCAGATTATCTGTTAGGGGGTAGTAGTGTGCAGCCGTTATCTTATTAATGGGCACATCATACAGCTTATGTACCGCATAAACATACCCTTTTAGCTGCGGGTCTTGATATAGATCGAACTTACCCTTTTCTCTTTTTGATGTTTTATAATCAATAACAAGGTATCCCCCAGAAGTACCCTTTATTATTCGGTCTATATACCCATTCATGTTTATACCTTCTGCGATCTCTAGATCGAAGTGTTGTTCAGGTATGCCTTTTTCTGGAAAAGAAGCGTTTAATCTTAGGAAGTTCTTTAGGCATGGTAGAACCTTTGGATTGTAGGAAGAACCAAAAGAGTATTTTTCCTTATTTTCCTCTGCAAGCTTCTCCAACTCCTCTAAAGTGCTCGCTCCGACCCCATCCTCAAATATTTGGTGAATATATGAGCCAAAATGGAGCGCGTCGGTGTTTAATCTATCGTACTCCGCAACTCGATCTACATACTTGTAGCGGTATTTAAGTTTGCACTGGTTAAAAGTGCCTCGTTTTGAATTACTGATTGTATTTATGAACATATGTTTAATCCTCTATTTATTAAAGACTACTTATTAGAGAAGTTGCACTGCGATTATCGGATATCTTCCAATAATCGGGAGTTAATGCTCCCCTCTATATTTATAGAGCACGATTATAAAAGGCATATGAGCATTAATCTAGAGAGTGGGCTTTGGCAGTGCTTCAAAACGGGTCAGCAGGGCAATTTCATCAAACTCTTCTCAATTTTAGAGGGGATCTCGTACAAATCTGCAGAGTCTAAGCTCCTTTTTCAAGGTATAGAGAGTGGTAGGTGGAATTTATGGGAAGAAAGGCCTTTGGAGCCTGTATCGGCCAGTACTACCCCCAGTATTGTGGATACAGACAGTTTCACCCCCGTCAACATCGACAGTTACGATTCTAACGAACAGCTTGTTGTTAGGGCTTGGAAGTTCTTGATGGATAGAAAGCTTTTTAATCTAAAAGAGTACATAGAGTCTCCTTTTTATGTCTCTACTGAAGGTAAGTACCGTGGAAGAGTTATTATACCCTTTAAGGATTATGATGGGGATACCTTCTTTTTTCAAGCAAGGAGCTTGATGCAAACAGTTAACCCCAAGTACCTAAATCCTAGCACCGAAAAAGGCATTAAATCAAGCAATATTCTTTACCCCTTCGACTTTGAGGAAGATCACCTCTGTATCTGCGAAGGGCCAACGGATGCAATCTCGCTCAATTTACAGGGCTTAAACGCAACTTGTACGGTGGGCAGTACGATATCACATGTTCAAATGCAAACGCTCCGAGAGTTCGAAGGTAAAATTATACTTACCTACGACAATGATGAGGCTGGAATCCGTGGCATAGAGAAACTAGAGGGTCTTCGTAAAAAATATATGATGCCTACTTTTTATGTTTGTCCTCCCCCACCCGCGTACAAAGACTGGAATGAAGCCCATATAGCTGGCGAGGATTTATATGCTTGGATGACAGAGAAATGCTATGAGTATAACTTTGAAAATAAGTCACTTAATAACATATGATTAATACATACAGTAGGAGCTATTATAATATATGGAACAGGTTTTAAATTTATTTATTTGGTCGTTAACATTGCTAGGAGTTGTAGAGGGTATCTTGAACTTCCCTTTAATTACGCGCATAAAACATGCTTTATTCCAAAAAAAGTATACTTATTACCTTATTTACTTTTTGTCATGCAAACAATGCTTCTCTTTCTGGATAGCTCTTATCTTAGCCAATGTTTACCACTCTCCAACAGGAACACCGTTTCTTGATGGGTTTTTAGGGGCAGGAATGTATCTTTTACTGGCTAGTATTATAGGAGTAAAAATGAATAGTATGCAAAATCTAGGTGGTGCTGAGCCACAGCCCTGAGGTGGCTGTCAAGAAGGCTAGGTAGCTTTCAACACTAAAACTAGTAAGTACGGTTACCAGTAGCAGTAGTGCGAGTCCCCGCCTTTTGTATTTCTGATATAGGTTTATTGTATTTACGAGATTTCAAAGAATAAACTTTCTTCTTTGTTATTTGTGTCTTTTCTATTTGTGGGGAACCCTTTGTAGGTTTATAGGGTTTATAAGGTTTATATGTCTCTTGAATAGCTTTGGACGTTTTCCTAGTAGGAGCCCAAGGACGGATAGCTGAAGAAAAGGCGAGCGGCGAAATCTTAGCAGAGCTTACCTGATCTCTAGAGGGGAGTGGTCTTCTCGCTCTCATAGAATCTCCCTACAGATCAACAAGGTTAATCTCAAACTGTTGGCAGTTTTGCTTAGAGTGAACAAGCATATCAAGAACTGTTGAGTTTGTATTTGCGGATACATCAAAATTGGTATCATAGGCCCCTGGCATCCTTCCAGTAATGCAGTTACCATTTACTCTATTATTCACTTCCGCATCTCCTGCCCTAACTGCTCTACGAGTAAGCCCCGCTAATCGTGTTCTGATAACCCCGCTAGTTCCAAGACCACCTGACGAGCTATCACTAATTAAATCTAACGTCTGATACTGAACAGTATCCCCCGACGAAGCGTTTAAGTAAATATGCTCTCTACTAGCTTCTATGGTATAAGCAGTATCCAGGTAATTAAAATCTGCAGTTCCGTCTGAAGCTTTATATTGAGTTTTTCTTACATACATAACTTCAATATTCTGGACATGGACTCTCCAGTTTGTACTCTCATTGCCTGAAGTTGTTCCAGAAGACGAGAAAAAAGTAGACCCGCCCCCATATATTGTCTTATCTGCTCCCTTTAGTTGATACTCGTATTTTGTCATAGTTTATGATCCCTACTAATTTATATAGTATATTCTTAGCTATTTTATAATAAAATACATTAAAGGACTTACGATTTTTTCAGATAGCATATTATAAGACACTTGAACTGAATAAGTTCCGTGTCTACTACCAACAGAATCTTGAATACCATTAAACATAGTATTTGTGTCTAAGCTGTAAATCAATGTATCGTTTGAGGTAATGAGCATATCAGGGCTCTCTTTTACTAGTACGACTCTAGAAGCTAAACTGCTATCCTCATTATGTTTCACTATTGTTATTCTTGGTTCTCTAATAATTGAGTCCTTAAATATATTTTTTACTGAATCGGAAATATCTCCATTTTCTACTGTTACTTCCGTTGTCACCTTTAAATCAGTTATAGAACCCAAGATAACTTGTTTATTGGTTAGGGTATTTTTTGATCGAAGAAGGAGA